TACTATGTGGACGTGAACTTGCTATGGCAACTATGACAGGCAAAGAAAAGTTCAAGACAGTATTTCCTTTGGTCACAAAAGACTTCTTCAAGATGATGATAGGCTTAGGTGCATCAGTAGGCGTAGTGTTAATGATACATTATGTTATAGTACCTAACGGGTACTAAAAAAGGAAGGTAATGTGCAACTACATTGCCTTTTTTCTTGACTTATTACTCAAAGAGTGTATAATTACAATATGAGCAAAGTAGTATTCGAATTATCAGGTGACTTTGGCAAATGAGTATCATCATTGCAGGATATGGCTTTGTTGGCCAGGCCCACGAAACTTTTTTTAAAAACCATTACGATTTACAAGTGGTAGATCCTAAGTATAAACACGTAGGTCTACAACATCTTGATCCTGAAGCAGTTATTATATGTGTCAACACACCAGAACTAGAAAATGGTGAGTGTGATATATCAAATGTGCTAGACGTTCTTAGCAAGACAAAGCCTACTACTCCTGTATTAATTAAAAGCACCATAAGTTTAGAAGGATGGGACCTAATCAAAAAAGATTATCCCAAACATACTATTGCTTTTTCACCTGAATTTCTTAGAGCTAACTCCGCGGTTGAAGACATTTGCTATGCAGAAGATGTTTTAATAGGAGGAGATGCACTAGGATTCTGGATGAAATTCTATAAAGATGCATATCGGAAAGACAGAATACCATCAGGTGATATAAATGTCTTGACAATGCCCGTAAAAGATCTTATACTAATAAAGTATTTTAGAAATGCATTCTTGGCAACCAAAGTCAGTTTCTTTAATCAAGTTTATGATTTGTGCAAAGCAACTGGTGTTGATTATAAGAATGTGCAAAGAGGTGTAGGATTGGACACAAGGATCGGAAAAAGTCATACAGAAGTAAATACAAGTAGAGGCTATGGTGGACATTGTTTTCCCAAAGACGTGCAGGCAATACTTGCAACAGCAAGGGCTCACAATATAGATTTAAGCCTTATCAATGAATCACAAAAGTATAATAATACAGTAAGGAAGGAGATTTGAAGCATATGAAGATTATCGCCGGAAATGCTAATCCCGAATTGGCAAAAAAGATCGCTGAACATTGTTTTAGTGATTTGGTACCTGCAAATATATCAACTTTCGCTGACGGCGAAACTAGTGTAGAATTTTTAGAAAACATTAGAGGCGAAGATGTTTTTATTATACAGCCAACATGTTCTCCAGTAAATGATAGTCTTATGGAACTTATGGTTATGATTGATGCGGCGAGAAGAAGTAGTGCCGATCGTATAACGGCTGTTATTCCTTACTTTGGTTATGCAAGACAAGATCGTAAGAGTGCATCACGTACACCAATTAGTGCTAAACTTGTTGCAAACCTAATTACAAAAGCAGGTGCAGATAGAATTTTAACAATGGATTTACATGCAGGGCAGATACAAGGATTTTTTGATATTCCTGTTGATGACTTAACAAGTAGATTAGTATTTGCGAAAGATATAAAAGCATCAATTGGTATAATAGATGATCCTGATGTGCAACAAGTAGGAACAGTATTTGTTTCACCAGATGCTGGTGGAGTTGTAAGAGCAAGAAAATTTGCTGACATGTTTAATGGTGAGATAGCAATAGTTGATAAGCGTCGACCAGAAGCAGGAAAGTCAGAAGTAATGAATCTTATTGGTAATGTCCAAGGTAAACATGCAATCCTTGTAGATGACATTATTGATAGTGGAGGAACTTTATGTAATGCCGCAAAAGCTATTATGGATGCAGGTGCATCAAGTGTAAGAGCTTATATTACTCATGGGGTATTGAGTGATGAGGCATGTCAGAAAGTAGAAAAGTCTGTTTTAGAAGAATGTGTTGTAACAGATTCTATTCCAAATCGTTGTCCTAAAAATTGTAAAAAAACTAGGCAAGTTACTATTGGTAATTTGTTTGGTGAAGCAATACGTAGGGTAACGAATGAGGAAAGTGTAAGCAGTCTATTTGGATAAGAAAGGAGAAAACTATGTGGTTAGCGATGATACTTATGGGCGGTATGTTTGTTTCAGATAATGCAGAATTTTTTAAAGTTGCAGATGAACAAATTAAATCAGGGCATAAATGGCAGGCGATGAAATGTAGGGCACCAGAAGAAGGTACTTTATATATTGCTGCTAAGAATGAATCTACCGGCAAAGAATACGTTTGTTTTAAATTGGAGAAATAAAATTGGAAACTAACTTAAAAGAAACTATAGCAGATATGAAGGGGATTCCTACTAAGGATGAACTTATGACTATGTTGAAGGAAGACGAACTTATAGTAACCTTCCTTAAACTAGATGGCGATAGGCGAGTAATGACTTGCACCCTTCGTGAAGATGTTGTTCCGCCAGCAACAAAAAAGGACCCTTTGAGTCAAAAGAAGATCAGAACAATTTCCGATAAAGTTTGTTCTGTTTGGGATATTAATGCAAAGGGATGGAGAAGCTTTCGATACGATCGTGTTGAGGAAGTAATAAAACGTCAGGGAGAACTAGATGTATAAAACACTCACAGCCATTACTGCAATGGCATTCCTTACAACACCAGCATTTGCAGAACGCAATGTTACTGGTAATGTTACCGATAACTATAAACAAGTCATCAATAAGACACCTTACTCTGTCGAAGTTTGTACAGATGTTAACGTAGGCGGAGATAAATCTGGTGATATGTTACGTGGTGCTATCATTGGAGGAATTATTGGTAATAATGTAACTAAGAACTTGCCAGATGGTGGAACAGCCGGAGCAATTATTGGTGGTATTCTTGGTCATAATAGTTCAACTGCAACTGGAGGCACACAAAGACGTTGTACTGTTGAAACTCGTTATAACGAAGAATACCAAGAGGTATACTCTCATTCCAATATAACATTTACTATAGATGGTAAAACATATACAGTAAGGTTTAAAAGGTCTTAGTTGGATATAGGAATTGTATCATACCCAGCCTGTGTAGGTTTAGCTAGGGCAGGAAATTATCCTAATAAAGTTACAGAGGTATGGAATGATATGACGTCAAGAAATGTAAAATGGTATCTAAGATTCGTTCCTATGCGATGGATAGACTTCGATAGGAACGGATCTTATTTCAATCTTTTTAAGTAAATTATATATTATCTTCTGTAGGTACTATAGAACTATTTCCAAATACGTCAACTGCTTTCCACGATGAATATATTTTCCATTTCGCAACTTTTGGTTCTGCATCTTCCATGCCTAACTTAAAAACTTTATCTGATGCAATCTTAGCTTGTTTAATTAGATCTTTATCTTCTTTATCTTTCATTTTCCAACGATATTGTCTAATAGTTTTATACAATAAATCGTGGATTATTGCCGCTCTTGCCACATCAAATGGTGCTATTGCCCACCACATTGCTCTAGGCACTGATGCTAAATCAGTTACAAATCCTGTTGGTACTGTAATAGTTTTCTTAGTAATTTTTACTCCTACACCTTTTAATGCTTTGATATCATCTGGTGTAAGGTCTTCTGTAGTGTAAGATAAGTCTCTACCTAACACCCATTTACGTGGAGGATTGAATTCTGCCATAATCTTTGCGTTATACTGTCCCATAAGTTCCCTTTCGAATTAACTCTTATACAGCAATATTTATTACAAAGCCAACTAAATACACTTGTAAGGAATCGTAAAATGAAAAAATATACCCGTAGCATCCTTGAAGAACTGAGTAATATTAACAGATCTACTAATAAAGACCTTTTAATTGAAACATCAGCTAGTAATATTATTGAAAGTGCAATAAATTTACTCAGTCGTATATCTAATACCTATGATGAAACTACTGCGAGTGAGCTTGAACGTAGATTTTTGAATAGTATTAAAAGTGGCGATCCAAGAAAATTTAAACGTGGAATTCAAAAAATCATAGAAGGTAAGAAGAATGTTTCTAAATGAGGGCGGTTCAGCACCAGGTGTAGGACCTATACATAAAGACGAGATTGAAGCTACACTTGCACCATTAGGAAAAGCATTAGGAGTTAACCTAATCGATAATATGTTAGGTAGTGCAGGTAAAAAGCAATTTAGCGGAGATATAGATGTAGCTGTTCAGATCAATCCAGATGATATTGGAGTATTCGGTAAAAAAGTTCAAGAAAGCCCATTAACATTGTACTTTGCTAAAACCAGTGTGTTCATTACTAAAGTTAAAATACAAGACTATGATCCGAAAAGAGAAGAGATAGATCCTAACACTGGCGAAAGCAAAGGCGTACCATCAGGTCGTACAGGTTATGTACAAGTTGACTATATGCCAGGTGATCCGGGATGGATGAAAACATACTACCATTCACCAAGTGAAACTGAATCAAAATACAAAGGCGTATATCGTAATATTATGATTGCTACAATGTGTGCGTTATGGGAAAGAGAATCATCTGAAGAACGTACTGCTGATGATAGAGCTATGGAAGTTACACGTTGGATATGGTCTCCTTCAAAAGGACTAGTGAGAATTAAACGTGTACCAAAGCCAAGAGCTGATGGTAACGGATATACAAAAGCACATATAGATACAGATTTACAAAAACCAATAACGAATCCAGATCAAATAGCTAAAGCATTAGGATTGAATAGTGGTGCAGATTTGCATTCATTTGAAACTATCCATAAAGCAATTAAAAAAAATTACAAACCAGAACTATATCAAAAAATTATAGATAGTTTTGCAAAGAACGGTGTAGTTAAAGATATCGGTGTTCCAGATGAAATTAAAAACAAAGTTACTAAAGACGATAAAGAATTAGATAGAATTAAACAGTTGGCAGGGGTATGAGATTTAAAGAAATAAAAATTGTAGAAGCACCCGACTTGATGACTCAATACAATCGAGGCGGCAAGAAAGCCTTGCCAGCAATTAAAGATTTGCAAACTAAACTAAAGGCGGCAGGATTTGATCCAAACGGAATAGACGGAAAGTATGGTCCTGGAACATTTAAAGCAGTACAAGCATATCAGAAAGCAAATGGCTTACAAGCAGACGGTCAAGCAGGAGATAGTACATTAGCAAAAATTAATACAGGTGGAGCCGCTCCGCAGGCGCAAGCACCAGCTACACAAAAGGCCGCACCAGCTACAACAGGTGCACCAGCTAAAGCACCTGCTCCTGGCCAACCAGCAAACGCTGCACCAACGGGCGGAACACAAGCTAAGGCCGCATCAACTACTCCACAAACTACACAGCCAGCTGATACACAGCCAGCTGATGCTAAACCTACAACACCAGCAACTGATACAACTACAGCTAAACCTACGACAAATACGACTCCAGCAACTGACACAACTACAGCTGAACCTACAGGTGATGCCGAGCCAACTGGCACTACTAATAATACAGCCTCAACAGGAGATCAAACACCAACTAAAGCACAAGATGGCGGTGATGCAAGCACATATACACTTGATGGTAAGCCAGCTACTAGAGCAGAGTACGAAAAAAGATTTGGTACAGATGTAAGCGGCAGACAAAACGATGTAGCAAATTTAAAAGCAAAAATACAAGGTAGCAGTAAAGCGGCTAGCGATGAAAAACAAAGATGGGTACAAGCACAACTAGAAGACCCTAATAGTAAATATAATAAAGGTGTACCAAGTGATAAGCGTGATCCAAATTATCCTGCAGAGTTAAAAGCAATAGATGACAAATATGCAAAACAAAATGTTGCAGACCAACAAAAGATTAAAGACTTATCTTCAGACCCAAGAGTTGCTAATAATGTAAAGTCAGACTTTGACAAAGCACTCGATGGAGACGATGATGCCTTTGGAAAAAGTAATATGAAAGATCCATTTGCAGATGATCCAAAGGGCGATGCGGCATTTGATAAAGCTCTAGATGGAGATGATGATTTTGATAAAGCTCTAGATGGAGATGATGATTTTGACAAAGCACTTGACAGCGACGATGATATTAATACTAATACTAGCACAAGTAATACTACTAGTAATAGCACTTCAACTTCTAATGTAACAAGAACAGGAGGCACTACTACATCTGTAAAACAGTCAGGTGGAGGTAGTACTACAAGATTCGCTTCAAAGTATGCAGACAATGACGAAAGTAATAAACTTAGAGATCAAGCAAAAGAAGTTGAACGTACTCAAATGAGAGCGTTTGCCGACAACTATAAAAAACAAAATCCTACTGCAAAGAGATTTGACTTTACACAAGACCCAGGATATGTTAAATTAAAACAACAAGCTCGTGATTTACGGTCACAAGCAGAAAAAGCAAAGACACTTGTTCATCCAGCAGGAGAAGTTGATGTAAATGGTAAAACAACATACTATGGCAAAGGTGCAAACAAAGATGGCACATGGGATGGCACACAGTTTCAGCCAACAAAAGAAACCAAACTTTACTTTGATATAATGAAAGAAATGATGCTATGAGATATCATGAATTTAAAGTAAACGAAAACGTACTACAAGATATTAAAAAGAAAGTAGTAGGAGATTTTAAAAAACGTAAAGAACTTTTTGGCAAAGGAAAGAAGCCTAAGGAAAAAGTAGCCGAAGGTATGGAAGCACGTATACAACACTTAGAGGATTTGGTTTATTTTGAAGGTTCTAAAGGAGCCGCAAGAGCTTTAGAAGGATTGCGTAGTTTAGAAAAAGGCGGACATGTAGATGCTACAATAAAATGGGACGGTTCACCTGCAATAATTTTTGGTAATAATGAGCAAGGAGAATTTATACTTACAGATAAGTCAGGTTTTACAGCAGTAAAATATGATGGTAAACCTAAAAGTCCAGACAAATTAAAAAATATGTTTTTAGATCGCAAAGGTGGGGCTAACCGTGGCGACCCAGGTTATGTTGCATTTGCTAACAACATGAAAAATATTTTTAACACATACAAAACAGCGTTACCTGAAGGCTTTGAAGGATATTACAAAGGTGATTTATTATATTACACAACCCCGCCTATTAATGACGATGGTTATTTTGAGTTCACACCAAACATTGTAACTTACCAAGTAAAACAAGACTCACCATTAGGTGCTAAAATTAAAGCATCTCGAACAGGTGTTGTGGTACACAGAGTATTAGATGACAAAGGTACTGAAGTTCCTGTAACTGCTGATCTTAATCAAGTTTTCTTAGGTGACGATGTTTTTGTATTTCCTCCACAATCAGTACAGAAGCCTGCCACAATAGATGATAGCAAAATTAACAAAATGAAAGAAATAATTTCAAGAGATGGTCCTTCATTAGACCAATTATTAGACGAAGCATATCTTACACAGATGCAAATGAAAGATTTACCAAAAATAATTTATAAGTATACTAATGGCAAAGTTGATACAGGATTTAGCGATCTTGGAGAAGACTTTTTTAAATGGTTACCTGGCAGTGGAGTAAGTGCAAGGAAACAACAAAAAATATTAGAACATGTAAAGACCAACAAAAAAGGTTGGGAAGGCATGTGGACGATTATGAAAGGCTTGATTGCTGTCAAAGATGATATAATACAGCAATTTGACAACCACGATCAAGATGTTATAGCAACAATAGGCAAAAATAGAGGCGGAGAAGGCTACGTATTAACTAACCCTGGCGGAGACATGAAACTTGTCAACAGAGGCGAGGGTGGATTTACAGCGGCAAATAGAGCCGTACAACGATAAAGGAGTTAAAATGGAAAAGAAATCAGCAGCCCAAGAAATTAGAGAACTTGGCGATAGATTAATGAAAATCCATGAAGGTGATATGGATGATCTAGGGTTAAAAAGTCACGGTAGTGAACTAGATAAAGATGAGCCGTCATTTGATCCTACCAGTAAGAAGGATAAATTTTCAATGGTTGATCAATTAGCAAGAATTTTAGATTCAAGAGGAAATCCTAATCCTATTGATTCTATTACAACAAAAGATGGGTCAAGTATTAAGATTACTATGGATCAAGCATCGAATTTACTTAGATTACTCAAAAGAGAAACTAAGAATTTTACTGACAGAGAAGAGAAAGATCAATTTCGTCAAGACATAGAAACCAAAGTAGGTTTAATACCTTTTTTAGATGCTACCGATGGAAAAACAATGCAAAGTTTATATATTAAAAAATATATGTCTGATACTACTTTAATGGCACTTAAAAGTCGCGGATTGCCTGAGTGATTAAGAATTTAAAGGACATAATTATATGTATTTTAGTAGCTGGCGTTTTGCTTTTACTGGGGGTAATTATAGTAGGGGACTATTATGTAGCCTTACAGGAAAACAGACCAGTAGACGAAAGCGTGATAACATTAATGAAAATGGCACTCACCGGACTTATAGGAATAATAGCAGGTTACATAGGAAGCAGATAAAACAATGATGGAGTTTCTAAAAGAAGAAATTTACGAAGCTAGAATGTTACGTGATGACAATAATGCAAGGGTATTAACTTATACTGATTGCTGTCAAAGGTTGTACTTGATACTCCTTTGCCTTGAGCTGATGAGGCATTTTCCAAAGTACAGCAACATTGTAAAAAGATATGCGGGTAACACAACCAATAGAAACAACTATAATATTTTTAGAATGTTTAGCACAGACTTACATAATTTTATGTATTTTGTTAATGGCGATGATGAGGCAATGACAAAACTAAAAGATCCAGAAGCTGCTAAAGCTATGAGATCAAAAACTAGATTGCCTGTAATGGCTGTCAACAGATACCTCACACAATTAAGTTTTAATGCAGAACCCACTAGTCCTAGTGAATTGTTTATTAAACTAGAGGGTGCTTTAAATATAAAAAATACTGACTATAAAAATATTAGACGTTTAATTACTAACGTAAGAAGTTTAACAAATATTGAACGTGAAAACAGCACAACTAAACTATTATTTGCAGTAAGAGCAAAATTAAGATCAAGTGACATTATATCTGACTTCGAAAAATTTGTTAAAGAAAAAGGATTGGAAACAAGAGATGTCAAAGATAATGAGCCAACTGTAAGTACTCCAGATTTAGGTGCTGGACAATCAGCACTACAGTTTTATAGATTATTAGTTGGCACAGGCAATTTAATGGCCGCAAAACGTTTTTTAGACCTAGCACAGTCAGGTCAATCCATACCTAGTACATTTTTAAAAGGTTACATGCCTATAATTAAAATGGTAGACGATATAGTGTCAGCAGGCCCTACATACGTTCAAAACTTAAGAGTTTTACATAATAGAGCAAAAAAAGCTAGAAAATAAGCTCTATTACACCTATTTCTTTCCAAATGCATAAATACTATTAACAAACCCACTGAGCGTGGGATTGGCTATTTAAGAGAAACAAGGAGATAAAAAATGGCATCAGTAACAAGAGTAAACGGTATACCACCAGTAATTGCAGGTAACACCGTATCAACATCACAAATTGCATTATTCGTAATTGACGCAGGCGGCGATCTACGTGCAGAAGACGACGCGGCTAACGAAGCATGTGAATTAATCCTATCAGTAGTACAGCCTTTGGCTTACTGTTTTGTAAACGACAACAGCGGACAACTTTCTGTTGTATGTGACGGACACAGCGTAACAGCTGCTTCTTTACAGGGCAGAATCAGAGAATTAGGCTCTACTGCAGGACCTAACAACTATGACGCTTCAGGCGCAACTGTAACAGCTGCAACTACATTTGCAGTAGCATAATTTAACTTAACAGTTAGATTGTTAAAAACTAAAGAGCTCACATTTATTGTGGGCTCTTTTTTTATACTGTAAATACAGTATGAACGTAATTTTGACAACTCTAGTAGATGTAACTGAAACTAAAGCTCGTAGAGGAGATGATAAGTTTAGGTTAAGTCAACAAGCAAATTACATGACAATGTTACAAACAGCAGGACTAAGGATAAACCCAAACCCAGTTTCTTTGAAACAATATACAAAGGAATTAAATGGTCTTGGTTTTGGAACATCATTTACAGGTAAGCAAAGTTATTGGACTTTTAAGTTTAATTTTGAAACAGAAGCAGGTTTAAATTTAGAATTACTTGAACAGGATTTTGATTTGGTACCTGTGCTTTCTGGGTTGAAAGAAACAGTGAATTTTAAAAATAGTGTATTCCGTACAACGGATAGCAAGGAAAAAAATATAATATTTCACATTACAGAAGAATAATATGTATATATTATGTTTACATAAAGTCGGAATAAATAATAATGTTGAAGAAGAACAACTTCAACTAGGCTATTTTATAAAAACACACTTAAGGCTAACTGCGAGTTTACTTAATATATAAGGAATATTTATAAAATGGCAACTGCCCTCGAAAAAAAGAATCTAGAAGCACACGTTGACTTATGTCAAGAAAGATATGAGCAACTTGACACTCGTTTGACAAAGATTGAAGAGAAGGTAGAGCACATTCATCACGATATTACACATGGTAACAAAACAATGATAAAAGTGATGTTTGGCGCTACAGCTACTATTATTACTGGATTAGCATCAACTATTATTGTTGTAATAACCAATTTTCCATCCTAATAGTAACCCTCCAAAATACCTTACACACTCCTAAAATTTAATAAATAACTACATGCTACTAAGAGAGATCACATCTAACGACGAAATCGATGAAGGTCTTACCTGGGCGAGATCAGGTAAAGACGTAGTCCGCAAGTATAGATGCGTGGGCGGCGTTAGGCACGGCCGTATTGTATCAGTACCAGGACAATGTTATGCTAGGATTGATCCTAAAAAAAGGGCTAATATCAAACGTATGAAAGCACGTCTAGGTAAAAGGCTAATTAGGAAAACAAAAAGAACTAAGAGAACCAATCCTGCAAGTAGAAGAGTGCAGGCTATGAACAAGTCAACTCGTAGGAGAAAGTAAGTGTTACTTAGACAAATAACAGGCAACACTAATGAAGGTATATTAGATATCTTCAAAAGTGAAAAAGAATTAAAAGATAGTCCTGAATTCAAAGGTTGGTTAAAGTTATATTTAAAGAATCCAGATGTAGCGGCAATGCATAAAAAGCATGAAGAATTTTTAAAATATTATAATGAAAATATCAAAGAAGCACCTGAAGACGAAATCAATAAGATGAAGCAAACTGCAACTGCTATACAAAAGGCTCAAAGTATGATGAAGCCTAGATATATGGGCAGATTAGCGGCATTAGTTGAAGAAAAGTTTGAAGCTATAAGAGACGCTGCACTTAAAAAGTTTAAAGAAGCAAACGGTACTATATCACTTTACACCGCTTATGTTTTAGTTATAGAAGATCAATTTCCAGAAATACCTTATCCTGGAATAGTGTTTCAGTATATGACAGATCCTTTAGATCCTGCTCATCAAGACCTTGTACCACAAGAGGCTGAAGATGGTAGCTGGGCAGATAGAGCTGATAAAGAATATGAACAAAATCCTAATGATAAAGGGTTTGATCCTCTAATCAAAGGTAGATGGTTTGCTATTAAAGGAGATAGAGACAAATACATGGATCAGGGAATGGAGCCAGAGGATGCATTAGATAAGGCATCAGAAAGACATGGTGTAGATCCTGAAGAAGTTCAAAAATGGATAGAAGCCGGCAATGCTTCTAAGTTCGGAGAAGGTTTAGTTTGGTCGAGACAAGGTGGCAAACAGGTTAGAAAATATAGATGTACAAGCGGAGTACGTAAAGGTAGAACTATGGCTTCTCCTGCATCGTGTAATATGCCACTTGATGTTGCTAAAGGACAGACCTTGAAAAAAACTAAAGCATCTAAACAAGGTAAAGTTAGAATGACTGGTATTAAAACTAGAGCACAAAATGTAAGATCCAGACGTCTACAAACTATTAACAGACCAACCAACAGAAAACGTGGAGGTAGAATATAATGAAAATAAGAGAAATAACAGAAAATGTAATGCCTACCATCCAAACTAAAACAATTACACAAGCAGTCATGCCAGATGGTTCAGTAGCAGACTTAGATACTGACGCTGGTAATAAATCTACTGGAACTTTGTTCCAGGATAAAGAAGGAAACATAGGAATAGCCGAACCAGGTAAATCATTAGAGCCTGGGCAGACTCCTGCAGATAACAACTTAGTTGCAGATCCAAAAAAGTTAAAAATGACTATGGATAAACAACAAAAAGATGCAGAAATAAAAGCTAAACAAGACCAACAAAAACCACAGGGCACAACCGGTACCACTGGTACAGTATAATGAAAATTTCAGATTTAATTCAAAGTACGTTTACAACTAATGAAGAAGCAGAAATGATGAAGAAAATTGATAAAGCAAGTCCAATTGAAGGATTTACCGAAAGACAACAAGTCATTATAGAACAATTAGTTCGAAAAAGTTTGGTAAGTAAATTTAAGATGGGCTCAACTGTAATGGTGGTAAAAAATGGGGAAACCCGAAAATAATCAAATAATACAAGAACTCTCTGATTTAATAAACAGGAGTATAGATATTGCAGATTTTCCCTATAAAAAAGGAAACAGCATTCGTATTGGCAGTTACGCAATACGCAAAAAGAAAAGTGCGTATATTATTATAGATTGTAGCACTAACAGAATAATACATCAAATGTTTTCACAGACAGCCGCTATTGCATTAGCTAAGAAATTAGCCAAAAAAAATCCAAGAGACCACCAAGAAATAATCAAACTAGATCAAATATTACAGAAAAACTACATAGATTGTATATTTTATTCACATACTATTAAAAATACAGCTGATGAGGTTAAAAGAGTTACTACATATGATCGTTACGATATAGCCAAAATTAAAGTAGAGGATGCCACACAAGCCCTAGAATCACATATCTTTAGATAAATAAAAGTAAACAATATAAGTCCATTGAGGAAAGCTACTATGAATTTAAAAGAAATAACTAAACCTATTACAGCTAAAAGTTTAAATGAAACTCTAGCCAAAAGATTTGGAAAGAAACTTAATGTTCAAGACTTTACTAATGAGCAACTTGATGACGCTCGTAATAAGTTAAGAACACAGCTTTCCGCTATTGAAACAACCGAAAGTTTCGACGATGTACATAAGAGTGATACGTACCAAAAATCCAAATTAATGCTTGATGTTTTAAACGCAGAAATATCAGAGCGTAATACCATTTCCGAGTTTAACAAAGAAGACGAAAAAGAAGCAGATAAAGATTCTAAAAAGATGCAGAAGAAAGGGTCACATGCTACTTCATCTCCATCACAGGGTGGAAGCAAAAAAGTTAATGAAAAAGAAAAGAAGCCAGACGATGACGGCGATGGTGTCCCAGATTGGGCAGACAAGAAGCCAGGTGAAGATGATCATGCTAAAAAAGATAGCAAAGGCGGAAAAGGTCTAAGTGCAAAACAAAAGAAACTTCCAAAAGGTTTACAAAAAGCTATTGCTAAGAAAAAAACTAATGAAGGCAAAGAGGACGAAGCAGAATTAGTTATGGCTTCAAAAGACATGGTAGATAGAGTTACTAGTTGGATGGAAGACACAGCTGAAATGCAAACAGAATCAATGCTTGAATTAGCGGATGCTATCCGTGATGAGATGGGTATACAACAATCAGATGCATTTGTGCAAACAGTAAAGCCTGCACTTGAATCTATGTATGCCGCAATGGAAACTACCAGAGCCGCACTAACACAAGGTGTTGGCATGCTTACAGGAGAAGGAGAAGCACCACCAGAAGATATGGGCGGTGAGCCAGATCCAGAAGCTCCAGCAGTAGACGATGAAATGGAACCTACAGTAGATCAAGAAGATGAATTTGCTGCTGCAGAAGCAGGTGCAGGTGGCGAAGAAGAAGCAGGTAGAGCTAAACGAGAATCAGTTGAAATGTCAAGAAGGCTTGGACAGATTTTGGCAGGTTCAAAAAAAAAGTCATAGAGGCCGGTGAAGACGGTCAACCCTCAAAACTAGTACAGCTACTCAGAACAATAATAGGAAGTGCCGACGCAGGTGGCACATCACTATACCTTCCTTTCGAAAAACCAGATGGCAAAATGAGAACAGAACTTGCTAAAAGCCACCCAGGTGCAAAAATTCTAGACATCAATAAATTGATGCAGAACATAGGCGGAGAAATGTTTGATTATGCAACATTTAAAGCCGCATACGATACAGATCCTAGAGTTAAAACTATGGTTGCAAATTTTAGTGAAAAAGGTATAGAACCAAAGACTAAAAAAGCAGCCTCTGGCGCAAACCAAGCAGACACAGACCAAGGCGATAAAACAGTATCACAGATGGCTAAGTCAGCTACTGACGTTGGCGCAAAATTATAAAAATAACACTTGACTTTTGTAATCTTATGTCGTATAATAACGGAATAAGGAAATATAATGCGTTCAAACGAAGAGATTATCGAGCAAATAAAACACGTAATAGATCAAAACATTAAACCAGCCGTGGCAAGTCACGGAGGTGTAATAGACTTTGTAGATTATGATGATGGACATCTAAAATTAATATTAGGAGGTGCTTGTAGTGGTTGTTCAAGTAGTACTATTACTTTGAAGCTTGGTGTAGAAAATATGGTAAAACACTATGTACCAGAAGTACATACAATTACCGCTGAAGACGATCCAAATTCTACAGTTGACCCTTATTACAGTTATTCTCCTCACTATTATGAAATGAATCCAGACGATAAAGAAGAAAAGTAATGAGTCTTATTACAGAGAAGTACGATTACAAAGAAATACAAAAAAAGAGTGTAGAGGGCAAACGCCTATATGCATGTCCTGATGGGAATGCAGTAGCAAGTGTCACTACAATATTAGACAGTACAAAAGATAAAACACATCTTATTGCATGGCGTAGACGTGTAGGTGAAACTAAAGCTAAAGAAATTACAACAGAAGCCGCAGGTGTAGGCACTCGTATGCACAAATATCTAGAGGATTATATTGAACAAGGTGCTTGGCCTACTCCAGGTTCTAATCCTTATGCTCAACAAGCACATAAAATGGCCGAACAAGTGAAACAAAATGTACTAGATAATCATGTGACCGAAATATGGGGTAGTGAAGTACAACTTTATCATCCTAAAATATATGCTGGCACGACAGATCTAGTTGGTACTTACGATGATTCACCTGCTATAATGGATTTTAAGCAAACTAATAAACCTAAAAAACTTGAATGGGTAGATGATTATTTCCTACAATTGACTGCATATGCATTAGCACATAATGAACTATATGGCACAGAAATTAAAGAAGGACACATATTCATGTGTTCTAGAGACTTAGAATACCAACAATTTGACCTATGGCCCGACGACTTTGCTAAATGGGAGTCTAAATGGTGGGACAGGGTTTATGAGTATTACGACAAGTTCGCATAAATATAATAAATTAAGGAGAACTCAGTGGCAGTCGTACAAATATCGAAAATACAAATTAGAAGAGGTCAAAAGAACCAAGGTTCTGGACTACCACAACTGTCTAGTGGAGAACTAGGCTGGGCTATTGATTCACAAGAATTGTATGTAGGTAATGGCGCAGTTTCAGAAGGTGCTCCTAGAGTTGGTAATACTAAAATTTTAACTGAACACGATAATTTATTTACATTAATTGATACATATGCTTACAGAGTCAATGATCCTTATGTTGTTACAGGCGATTCTGCAACAAATCCAGTTAGAAGAACACTACAAGATAGATTAGATGACACAGTCACTGGTAGATCTTTTGGGTTAAATGGCATTGAAGGAGCAGACGCAACTGTCAAATTACAAAATGCCATTGATCAACTTTATTTAAATTCCTCGTCATTAGGTACTAGTCAAAGCAGAGTAATTTTACACTTGGAACCAGGTGTTTACAGTTTAAATGGTACTGTGTTTATTCCGCCATACACAACTATTGTTGGTGCAGGCTCTGATAAAACAATTATTAAAAAGACAACTTCAGGTGATATTTTTAAAACAGAGAATCAACTAATTGCTGGCACATCAGGAAAATCAGCTAGAGGTGATGATAGCGGTTCGTCTTTATTAAATCAAGCTAGGAATATTAGATTAGAAGGACTAACATTAGAAACTACACAAGCTAACGGGCAAGGACTTGTGGTACAATCTTGTAAGGATAGTATTTTTAGTGATTTAAAAATTATAGGTCCTTGGCAATCAGGTAACACTATTCCATCAGATTATTCAACTGATATAGGTATTCTGGTAAGCAGTTTAAGTGGATCTGTTGAGTCTACTGGAAATATTTTTGATAAAGTTGAAGTACATGGTTTTGGCTACGGAGTGATGAGTAATTATGACATTAATAACAATACATGGAAAAATTGTAAGTTTGATAGTTTAGGCTATGGCATTATTTTTGGTGTCGATATGGTAATCGGAGCACCATCGACAGGACAATCAACAGGACCTGTTAATAACTCTATAGTGCATTCAGATTTTACAAATATAAATTATCACGGTATATGGATACAAAAGGGCAAGTATAATACAAGTGCTAATAATACTTTTAGTTTAGTAGCTAATGATGGTTCTTCAGATGCTAATCCTAATACATCAGTAATAAAATTTGTAGAAACAGGCAATTCAACTACAGATGACTTCTTTGCTAGAACTAAAGAAATGTCCTACACAGCGGCAAACATGACAGGTAAAGTATATTGGCCTGAAGTAGAAAACTCCGGTATATGGTCTTGGAAAGAGTCACATACTGTTACTATTGGTAGAGGAACAGATGTTAAAGCAATTAGGTTACCACAGTACAAGCATCAAAGTTTTGTTGTGGATTATTTGTTAGTAAGTGCAAATTATTCACTAACAAGAAGCGGGAAACTACATATAACTATAAACAGTACTGATGGCGATATTGAATTTAATGACGAATTTCATTTCACAGGTACTGAAACTTATTTAGAAGCAATTAAATTTAACGTAAACAAAACAGATGAAGATGGAGATGCGACAAGCGATACTATTAACATAACTTATACTAGCACAATGCCAACGGATGATCAAACTAAAATGACTTTCACAGTCACAAATACTCAAACTTAATGTGGATGAATGTTTAATCTGAACTATGAAGGAAGGCTGTCTAGATGGCGTGAATTTAGAGAAGGATTAGAAAATTCTCCTAATGCTGTAGATGACGTTGTTAGATTCTACAGGTTAGCACCTACCGTTAGTATACATACAGATCCTTACAATAATAAAACATGGCCAGGTCCTTGGGAACTTTTACATGAAAATCAATATTGTAGTTTCTGTAAAATATTGGGTATGTGCTATACTCTACAGTTAACAGAAAGTTTTAAAGAGAAAACTTTTGAGATAATTATAGGGAGAGACATTGATTGTAACAAAAGGATGTACTTACTTTCAATTGATAACAATATTATTGGCATAGATGATAATTATCTACATGTTGATGAACTACCAGAGAGTGTAATAATAGAAAGAAATTATTCTATGCCGGAGCTACAATAATAAATATCACAGTAAAAATTATATATGAAGAGGAAAAATAATATGTCCAACGGTACTATGATCGTTAAACGAGATGGAAGCAAAGAGAATTTAAATATAGATAAGATCCACATTGTTGTGGAACACGCATGTAAAGGTTTAGCGGGAGTGAGTAGTTCACAGATTGAAATGAATGCCAATTTGCAATTTTATGATGGTATGAGTACCAAGGAGATACAAGAAGTATTAATTAGAAGTGCCAACGATCTTATTACATTGGATTCAGTAAACTATCAATATGCCGCGGCAAGACTTTTAGCATACAACATCTACAAAGAAGTATTTGGGGACTTTACTACACTTCCTTTGACAGAACTAATTAATTTAAATATTGAAAGAGGAGTTTATGATTCTGACATAAAAGAAAAATATTCTGACGAAGAAATAAGCAAACTTAATTCATATATTAGACACGAAAGAGACGAAAACTTCACATATGCAGGTTTAAGACAAGTAGTTGACAAATACCTTTGTCAAGATAGAAGCAGTGGTGAACTATTTGAAACTCCACAGTATATGTATATGATGATAGCGGCAACTTTATTTGCCAATTATCCTAAAGAAGATAGAATGTATTACGTAAGGAGATATTACGATGCGACTTCATTATTTAAAATTAATATCCCAACGCCAGTCATGGCTGGAGTCAGGACCCCTGTTCGTCAGTTTGCGAGTTGTGTTCTCGTTGATTCTAACGATACTCTTGACAGTATCTTTGCTAGTGATATGGCCATTGGCCGTTATACTGCACAAAGGGCAGGCATTGGTATCAATGCTGGCCGAATCAGAGCAGTCAACTCAAAGATTAGGGGTGGGGAGGTAGCACACACTGGTATAATCCCGTTTCTGAAAAAATTCGAAGCAACTGTAAGATGTTGCACACAAAATGGAGTGCGTGGTGGAAGTGCAACAACACATTTTCCATTATGGCATTATGAGATAGAAGATATTCTAGTTTTAAAAAATAACAAAGGCACAGAAGATAACCGTGTAAGAAAATTAGATTATTCAATTCAACTTAATAAAACTATGTATGAAAGGTTATTATCTAATCAAGATATTACTCTTTTCTCGCCGCATGATGCTCCGGATTTATATGAAGCATATTTTGATGATTCAGATAAATTTCAAGAATTATATGAAAAATATGAAAGAGCTCATTCCATAAGGAAAAAAACTATTCCTGCTATGGAATTATTTTCTGCATTAATTAAGGAACGTGCCGAAACTGGACGAATATACATAATGAATGTTGACCATTGTAACACACATAGTTCATTTAAAGATAAAGTATATATGAGTAATTTATGCCAAGAGATTACTTTGCCTACAAAACCGTTAGAACATATTGATGATAGCAAAGGAGAGATTGCACTATGTATTCTTAGTGCTATAAATGTTGGATTATTGAGAGACCTAAATGATTTAGAAGACTTATGTGATTTGGCAGTAAGAGCACTAGAAGAAATTATAGACTACCAAAGATATCCTATTGCCGCCGCAGAAGTATCTACAAAAGCAAGAAGAAGTTTAGGTATAGGTTATATTGGCCTTGCTCACTACCTTGCTAAAAACAAAGCAAAGTATAACGACAAAGAAGCATGGAAGTTAACACATAAACTTTCAGAAGCATTTCAATATTATTTGCTAAAAGCAAGTAATCAATTAGCAAAAGAAAGAGGAGCATGCGAATACTTTGATCGCACTAAATATTCGGAAGGTATCTTACCAATTGATACTTACAAAAAAGAACTTGACGATATTGTAAAGGAAAAATTACATTATGACTGGGATGGTCTTCGTGAGAGCATTAGAAGCCACGGGTTACGGCATAGTACGTTGTCCGCACAGATGCCATCGGAGAGCAGTTCTGTTGTGTCAAATGCCACAAACGGAATTGAACCACCTAGAGGGTACTTGTCCGTTAAGAAAAGCAAAAAAGGGCCTCTTAAGCAGATTGTTCCGCAGTATAATACACTAAAAAATTATTATACTTTGTTATGGGAAATGCCAAACAATGACGGTTATATCAATACTGTTGCTGTGATGCAAAAGTTCTTTGATCAAGCCATATCTGGTAATTGGTCATACAATCCAACACACTTTGAAGATAACGAAGTACCAATGAGTGTGATGTTAAAAGATTTATTAACAACCTACAAGCTAGGTTGGAAAACAAGTTATTATCAAAATACATATGATTATAAAACAGACAATGATATAGAATATGAGGAACCTAAACACAGTTTAGGATGGCACGATGAAACTCCAGAGACAGTTGATGAAGAAGATTGTGAAGCGTGTGCGATTTAGGTTGACTTTTAGATAATTATACTATAAAATGATATTGTTAATAGGAAGGAAAAGAAATGGCAAAGACTGTCTTTAATAGAGATAAAGTAGACTTCACCAAACAAAATATGTTTTTTGGAGCAGATCAAAACACACAACGTTATGATGTATTCAAATTTCCTGTGTTTGATAAACTAAATCAAACCATGTTAGGATATTTTTGGAGACCGGAAGAAGTAAGTCTACAAAAAGATAGAGCAGACTTTCAAAGTTTCAGACCAGAACAAAAACATATCTTTACAAGTAATTTAAAGTACCAAACACTTTTAGATAGTGTACAAGGGCGTGGACCATGTTTGGCATTTTTGCCACACGTATCGTTGCCTGAATTAGAAGGCTGTATAGTTACTTGGGACTTCTTTGAAACTATTCATAGTCGTTCTTATACTCATATAATGAAGAACGTTTATGCAGATCCTGCAGAAGTATTTGATACTATACTTGACGATGATGAAATTATTAAACGTGCTATTTCGGTTACAAAAAATTATGATGCATTTACAGAAGCTGTAGATAATTGGAACTTCCATAAAAAAGGTAGTATGAGAGATGTAAAGAAAAAATTATATCTTGCTATGCAAAATGTAAACATTCTTGAAGGACTAAGATTTTATGTTTCGTTTGCCTGTACATTTGCATTTGGAGAATTAAAGTTGATGGAAGGCTCTGCTAAGATTATTAGTTTAATTGCCAGAGATGAAAGTCAGCATTTAGCACTAAGCACACATATTCTAAAACATTGGACACAAGGCAAAGACGACCCTGAAATGGTAAAAATTGCAAAAGAGTGTCAAGATGAAGTTTATGACATGTGGCGTACTTGTGTTGAAGAAGAGAAGGCCTGGGCAAAGTATTTGTTTAAGGATGGATCTATGATTGGTCTCAACGACACATTACTACATCAGTATGTTGAATATATTGCTAACAGAAGATTAAAGGCACTAGGAATGCAAACAATTTTTGATCAACCAGTAAACACTAATCCTCTTCCATGGACACAACATTGGCTGTCAAGTTCAGGACTACAAGTTGCTCCTCAAGAAACAGAAGTTGAATCTTACATCATCGGAGGAATTAAACAAGACGTTGATAAAGATGCATTGAAAGGATTTAAACTGTGATGACTGTTACAATTTATACTAAGGATCTTTGCGGATATTGTGATATGGCAAAGGCAACTTTAGATAGAATGGGCGTAAAATACGAAACCAAAAATCTAGGAACGGATATAACGAGAGAAGAACTTTTGGAAATTTTACCAAATGCCCGTACAATGCCGCAAATAGTAATCAGTAATCAGGTCATTGGTGGCTACCAAGAGCTAATTAAGTATATAGAGAACACAGGTTTTAATGGAACTGGACACTCATTAGGATAATATATGTTAATTGAAAAAAGTATTACCAAAGGCGATGTTGTAAGTTTTAAGTTAGCATCAGGTGAAGAAGTTGTTGCTAAACTTGATGGGTTGGATGAAACAAGATACGTTGTTACTAAACCCTTAATGCTTACTATGTCCGAAAAAGGTCTAGCACTAGCACCTTTTATGTTTACTATTGAGCCGTTAGCTAAAATTACATTTGCCACAAATAATGTTTTGTGTGCAAGTAAAACTGAAAAGCAAATGGCCAGTCAGTACATTGCAACTACAACAGGTTTAGCAATGCCACCACAACCAAGTGTAACAACAAACTAAATTATTAGGAGGAACTATGAGTACACACGAAAATATTGTCCAAGCATTTAATAATTATCTGTCAGAGACAACAACGTTCGAAGATAAAGGTGTTAAGGCCGCAGCCGCAAGAGCAAGAAAAGCACTAGGCGATCTAGGTAAACTTACCAAAGAACGCAGAAAAGAAATCCAAGAAAAAAAGAACGCAATGTAGATGAAGGCGGCAGTAGTGGGTGCCGGCATCACCGGTATAACAACTGCATACAATCTAGCTAAAGCAGGGTATGACGTTACAATTTTTGACCAACGTCGATACCCTGCAATGGCAACCTCCTATGCTAACGGAGGGCAACTGAGTGCATCAAATGCTGAAGTTTGGAATAGTTGGCGAAGTTTCGTTAAAGCTATAAAGTGGTTAGCAAAGGCAGACGCTCCTCTCAAAATAAATCTTTCCCCAAATATCGAAAAGTATAGTTGGCTATACAAATTTTTAAAAGCAATCCCTCAAGGTGATGACTGTACATTTGATACCTGTGTAATGGCACTGAAGGCACACAAGTTATATAAAGAAATAGCCTTTGAAGAAGATATTCGATTTGATAAAGTTGAAAAAGGTATTTTACATATCTATACAAATCAACAAGAGTTTGATAACGCAAGGCGTGTAAATAAAATTTATGCAAAGGCTGGATTGAAAAGATGGGAAGTATCACCAGAAGAATGCCTTAAGATTGAACCTGCATTAGTGCCTCCTCCAGAGCTACTAGGAGGAATGTTCAATAGCACAGATTATACAGGTGACATTCACAAATTTTGTGTGCAACTTACGAAAGTGTTACAGGAAAAATATAAAGTCAAATATGAACAAAGAAATATACGGCATATTAAACAAATAAATGATCTTAGAGGCCCTGTGGTTATTTGTGCAGGAATAGGATCAAGAAAACTAGCTAAGACAGTAAACGATAATTTAGATATATATCCTGTAAAAGGTTACTCAATAACAATCCATAAACCAGTAATTGCTCCATGGACAAGTATGTTAGACGATGAAGCAAAAATTGTTACATCAAGATTAGGTGAAGATAGATTAAGAGTAGCAGGAACAGCAGAGTTCAACGGCTATAATACTGATATAATACAAAATAGAATAAAACCATTAATTGAATGGAGCCAAAGAATATTTCCTGGTATAAATACCGAGGACATTACTCCTTGGGCTGGACTTAGACCTATGACTCCAAATATGATGCCAATTGTAAAACAAAGTACAAATAACAAAAGAGTTTACTACAATACCGGACATGGACATTTAGGCTGGACATTAAGTGCCTATACAGCACAAAGCATAGTAGAACAAATCACAGGACCATAGCATGGACGACAAACCTACACTTAAAGAAGCATATAGAATGTTCTATAGTGTAAAGGGTCATATCAATGTATCTCCAGAAGATGCATTAAGCTGTTATGATGGGTATTTTAAAAGACGTTGGTATAACGAAGAATCAGGTATGTATGAAGAAGGGTTCGAAGAGGTCTGGGCTAAGAGAAATATAAATACAGTATGAATCAAGATATCCGCAAGTATATTAATTTGTTTGAAGCAAAAGAAGACAAACTTACTCTTTCTAAACTACCATACAACCTAGGGGATTTATCTCCAGTACTTTCAAAGGATAATGTTGATTATCACTACAATGTGTTGTCTAAAGGTTATGTAGATAGATATAATAATAAAGAAGGAGATCCTAGTTTTAATTATGGCGGTGCAATGCTACATAATTTATGGTGGGCTCAACTACGTAAGCCAGGTGGTTCAAGCACTCCTGTTGGATCTATCAAAGAACTTATTGAAGATAAGTTTGGTGATTACAATACATTTAAAGATGAAATGCTATCTTCAGCTATGAAACTACAAGGTTCTGGTTGGGCATATCTTTCTAAAAACGGTACAATAAAAACAACACCGAATCAGAGTTACAAAACAGATATTTTAATGCCCATTGATATGTGGGAGCATTCTTTTATGGATTACGTACCAGCAAAAGATGCAAAAAAGAAATATATCACGAGTATATTAAAGATTATTAATTGGGAAACAATAAACCAAAGATTATTATAATATGGCATTTTTAGTACATCCATTACCTCCGGTATCAGTATACGTTAAAAAAGAATATCTATATGATTTAGAAAAAGGTCATGGAGAACTAACTCCAGGAATTTGGATAAGTGTAAAAAGCACCAAATACAAAGCACTATATTTTGAAACATTACTAACAGACTATGGAGCATTGTTTGACAAGTTACCCATATCGGCATTTGTATGGAAAGAGAACTACGATAAAAATAATCAATTATCTCTTGATGTATTACAACTATGGGATTGTTTTGATTATGATATAACTGTTGTGCAAAAGCCGTTGTTAAGTAGATGTGAATTTTTTGGTAAAGATAAAAAAATGCATGCGGGTGAATACGAGTTTACTATTGATAATGCACATAGAGATCACAGTTATATCGACACTAATTTTTCAGAACATGATCCTGAACATAAATCATTTAATGTAATTAGATTAGATAACGGACAATTTGCCGCACAGCCTAATAATAGAGTTATATGGCGTGATAGTAGCCTGACTCCAGAAAAATTACTACAGCCTGATTTTAAAGTTTGCACACAAAACTATTGCGTAGAAACAGAACCTAAATGGTCAGTGGGGCACACTGACGAATGGCAATATAAAACTATAGACGAATCAGATACAAGTAAAGAAACTTAATCCTAATTTTGTTTTTATACCTAACCTTTTCCAATTATTAGAACAATGTAAAGCAGTCCTAGGAAAAGTTAGTGGATGTCCAGGTTTCCATTGTAACTTAGCTTCAACTGATAACCCAGTGAAATGTTTTAAGTTTAGATGATCACAATCTTTAGCTGTTTCTTTATCTATAAAATTGTCAGGTTCTAGACTTTCTACTTTGCTATAATCCCGTGTATCAGAATTGAACCTATAACCAACATGTTTTTTAGATCCGTATCTAAAATTTGTAGCTTCGTAGGCCCATCTTTGTTTGAAAATATAAAGTGAGTTATCCTCTACTCGTGCATTATCTTCATGAGTCCAATCTAGCGGAAATACAATAGTTTGATGATTATGTTCATCAGCTGATGTGTCAGCATGTATTCTGTAAGGATGATATGCTTCGAAATAATTACCTTGATTACATTTCCAATAATTATGTCCTAATTCATTACTTACATAATCTCTTAAAACAGCTAATGCAGGCTCTAGACAAGCCATTTTATATCCGTCTGATTCTTGTTTTGGTTGACTGTAATATATTTCTTTTAGTTCATTTAGTTTATCACTAGATAATGGTTCACAATATTTTATCATCAAACATACTTATGCCGCTTTTTTTACTTGATCACTTGTAATTGGATTACTAGGATCTAAGTCTAAATACTTACCCCATTCAGCATAGTAATGACGCATACCAACTTCGTCATGTATAGTACTATTTTCATGTCGACCATGTAAGATTGTTCTTTCTTCTGTACCCGGTCTCATTGATGCACCTTG